CTGGCATATTCACCGCCAGATCGTGGATTATGTTGTTGGTGCCGGTGAACATTCTTTTGTGTTCTACGGTCAACCATACTGGAACTATACGTGGCGTAACGTAGTGGATTCTAGCTTTAAGGCTGGTAACCACTATCATATAGGACTAGAGTACGAATTCGAGAAGAGCTGGGACGGCGACCGGTTAATATCCCGGTGGCAGGTTTCGCTCAATATCGATTTCAGGTTCACGCCTGTCTATGGGTTTAACAATCCATTTGACTATAACGTGATTAACCCGTCCGTCATCACAGTTACGAATAACAACTCGTATACTAATACGTTTTGTGGTGGGGTTTATACTCCCAACCTCGTACTGTCAGCTCCAACTTTAGAGGTTGGACTGATCTATGATGGTGGAATGTACACACCAGTATTACAGAGGGACGACTCAGTCGTAACGTCTCGGTTCTTCGTCTTTCGCCGTTATGGCGATCGCACCGATCCCGACTATCTGCATAACAAGCTACACCATTGGGTGCGCGAGTCTATGCCGAGTTTACGACCGTCTGCTTTCCATTCCGCCAGCGATGCTCTAAACAAGCATATTGAGGTTCTTCAGGCTAATCACCTGGAAAATCTCACTCAGCTAAGCGGTTTGTTAAGTATCCTACCCAATCTATCAAAACTCCCCCGGATCGTCAGTAAATTGACCCGGGGAGACCCTCGTGCTGTAGTGGAGGCTATTGATTACATCACTGATGCGATCATCAAGTACCGCTACGCACAGAGTCCCACCGTCGGTGACACCATTGAGTTGGTGACCACGGACGTTCTTGGAGAATTAAAGAGCCTACTCAGGAGTGAGACATACACCCTTTATGGTGACTTTTTCTGGGAATTCCCAGAAGTCGACAACTTTTTAGGTGATGGTCGTCTCACTCTCCGCACGCGTTCGAAGGTTAACCTCACGGTTGACCTCTCGACTCTACTGGCCAACTATCTCACAGCCAATTCAATGGGGATTTTACCCTCATTGTCTAATGTCTGGGCGACGTTGCCTTTTAGTTTTGTAGTCGATTGGTTTACTAACATGGATGATAGGCTTAAGTCGGTTGACAACCAACTACTCTGGCTGTGTCTTCGCACTAACTGGTGCGTTCACTCATACAAAGTTTCCTATTATCCTTCGCAGGAACTTCTTACCTATTACGGTTTGGAGTCTCCTGATGCTAGTGATCCTTTCCACGTCACGTCATACTTTAGGGAACTTTCCCTAATCATGCCGCTACTCAGGGATTCCAGGTATGATTTCCTGGCCCCGAACCATGGTCCCGATCCCGTGATCGTGGGAGCTTTAGCCTGGCAGAAGCTACGTTCGTAGCCCCAGGCTGCCCCATCACCTGTTGAGGTGATGTATATCAGATGCTCGAAAGGAGCTCTAATATGACCACAACGGTTGACTTGGCGAATCTGCCGAGCACACCCACCGACGTTGCTGTGAACTTCTTCACGTTCGCTAATTTCAAGCGGACGAAAGAGGTGGTTTCGGATGGCGGCACCAAAGTTCAGACGTATTATCGTCTGACCGGTGGTGACGTTACCAAACCCACGACTATTCTCGTCACTCAGCGTGCAGACGTTAAGTCTGGCTCGCTCAACACTACG